AAATATCAAGCGACAGATATGATTATCGATGCTGGACACGGTGAAGGTTTCTGTATGGGTAATATCATGAAGTATGCCAAACGTTATGGCCGTAAGGACGGAAAGAACCGTGCCGACCTTATGAAAATTTTACATTACGGTATTATTATGTTATATGTGGAGAATGACAATGAAACTAAGCGAAAAAACAGTTAGTGTACTGAAAAACTTTTCATCCATCAATCAGAACATTCTGTTCAAAGAAGGTAACAAACTTCGTACAATGTCAACGATGAAGAACATCTTGGCAGAGGCCGATATTACTGAGACTTTTCCTAAAGAGTTCGGTATCTATGATTTGAATGAATTTCTTGGTGTCTTGAGTTTGACCAAAGAACCAGAACTTAACTTTGATGAAAGTTATCTTACGGCAAATAAAAAGATTAAATATTTTTATTCTGATCCGTCTATTTTAACAACTCCTCCTGAGACATTCAATGCACCTGAGTGTAATGTTGTGTTTAGTATGCCGAAGGACTATCTTACTAATGTTCTTAAAGCTTCAGCAGTAATGCAACTTCCTGATGTTGTAATCAAAAGTAATGGCGAACCCGGTGTTAAGATTACCGTTACTGATCTAAAGAACACTACTTCTAATGAGTATACTGAAACTTTGGACATTGATGCAATACCTTTTGAATCTCGATTTAAAGCAGAAAATCTCAAGATGATTCTTGGAGACTATGTAGTAAACATTTCAACTTCCGCTGGTGTAAGCCAATGGGTTGGAACTGATGTTTCTTATTGGATTGCAATGGAAGCACTAGACGAAGTTTAAAATGAACATTCTTATAGGTGGAGAATATAATGGCGGACTTATTGTGGGTGGAGAGATATCGTCCTAAAACTATTGACGATTGTATACTTCCATCATCTATTAAAAAAACTTTTAAAGAGTTTGTAAAGAACAACGAACTCCCAAATCTTCTGTTGTCTGGTGGTGCTGGTATTGGCAAGACAACCGTTGCAAGAGCTCTGTGTGAAGAACTTAACACGGACTATATGATTATCAACGGATCTGAAGAATCTGGTATCGATGTTCTTAGAACAAAGATTAAAAGTTTTGCTTCTACAGTATCTCTTTCTGGCAACAGAAAGGTTGTGATACTTGATGAGGCTGACTATCTTAATCCTCAATCAACGCAACCTGCTCTCCGCGGGTTCATTGAGGAGTTTCATAAAAATTGTAGGTTTATCTTTACTTGCAATTTTAAAAACAGAATCATCGAGCCTTTACATTCTCGGTGTTCTGTTGTTGATTTTAAAATCAATGGCAATCGACAGAAGTTGGCTGGAGAACTTCTTGACCGATGTGTAAACATTCTCAATGAGAATGAAATTACGTTTGACAAGAAAGTCGTTGCTGAATTGATTATGAAACACTTTCCCGATAATAGGAGAGTGTTGAACGAGTTGCAGCGGTATAGTGTTTCGGGCCAGATAGACTCTGGAATCCTTGTCAATCTTTCAGAAGTCAATATGAAAGAATTGACTCTCCACCTAAAGGAGAAAGAGTTTACTAAAGTTCGTGAGTGGGTTGTGAATAATATAGATAATGATCCCACCAAAATCTTCCGCAAGATTTATGATACGCTTTATGCATATTTGGAACCGAACACTATACCCGCTGCTGTTATTATTCTAGGCGAGTATCAGTATAAGTCTGCATTTGTGGCTGACCAAGAGATTAATCTTTTGGCTTGTCTAACAGAGATTATGACTCAATGCAAATTCAAATAGATGAATTATTAGAAGAAGCTTGTTATGTCCATTCTATCGGACATCAGAATGTTGCTGTTCTGTTGTCCGGTGGAGTTGATTCCCTTTCTGTAGCTTTTGCTCTTGACAAAATAGGCAAAACCATTCATGCTTATAGTTTTAGATTAGACCAGCATGATAACTATGATAATAAAACAGCTAAATATACTAGTAATGTATTTGGTTGGCATCATACAGAATGTATTGTTGATACGAGTAACTTAGAAAAAGATTTTATCACTTTGGCAAAAACATATCATTGTAAAAAGAAAACTCATTTCGAATGTGTTTATCCTTTTATGTATGTTTATCCAAACATAGTAGAAAAACTAGTGTTTACTGGATGGGGAGCAGATGGATATTACGGTGTGAGTAAGAAAGCAAATATACATTACAAACATACAAAAGAAAAATTTGATGAGTTTAGAAAAGATTATCACAAACCAGAAAATACTGCCGGACTTTGGTGGCACAATAGAATTGCAGAAGAATATGAAAAAAAACACTGTTATCCCTACATGGATGAGGACATTATGGATTGGTTCTATAAAAAAGATTGGTATGAATTAAATCAACCAACACAAAAACACCATGTCCGTGAAGCATATAAAGAACAATTTGATAGAGTAGGAAAAGTTTTACCTCATAGAAATCTACAATTAGAAAGCGGCGTTAGCGAAATCTTTGAACAGATATTGAATAATCATAAAATAAATTACAAGGATCGAGATAGAGTTATGGATGTTTGTAGAGACTGGTCTAATACCAGTCAAGCTACATTGGAAAATTTATTTTGAAATACGAACCATATACAATTGAAGATGTAAAAAAATCAGCTGAGAGAAAACTGTTTACAGTTATTTCTACCTTTGCTGGCGGCGGCGGATCATCCACCGGATATAAACTTGCGGGTGGAGATATACTTTGTGCTAATGAATTTGTTGAGTCTGCTTGCGAAACATACTTGTCAAATTATCCTGGCACGCCTATGCTACCAGACAACATTTTAGAATTAACTGGTGTAGATTTCTTAGACAGAACTGGTATAAAGTTTGGAGAATTAGATATTCTTGATGGTTCTCCTCCCTGTTCAGCTTTCAGTATTGCAGGTCGTCGTGAAAAGGGTTGGGGTCAAGAAAAGAAATACAGTGAAGGAAAGAAACAACAAAACATTGAAGATTTGTTTTTTGAGTTTATTCGTATTGCAAATGGAATACAACCAAAAGTAATTATTGGCGAAAACGTAAAAGCAATTATGTTTGGTGAAGCAAGAAAGTATTTTAATAGAATCATTAATGCGTTTGAAGATATTGGATATACAGCAGTCGGAAAGTCATTAAACGCCGCAGACTTTGGAACACCTCAAGGCAGAGAAAGATGTTTCTTTGTTGCAGTTAGAAATGATGTTCTTGCAAAAACTAATTTAAACTTTATGAATATGGAAACTCTTTATCCAACACCGACATATAACGAACACGTTTCTATTCGTGAAGCTATTGAAGATATAAAAAATGATCCTACTGAAGAAAAGGAACTCTATGAGGCTGTTCAAAATGGATTTTTAAATAACTGGGTTCCTCTATTACCAAAGAATCCCGATAGACAAGTTAAAGGATCAGAGTATCATCCAAACCAATCTTTATTTAATTTAATTCGTCCGTGTCCAACTCTACCAAGTCCTACCATTACACAACAAGGACAGCAGAAAGGACTGTCTGGTGTTTTACATTATGAACTTGACAGAAAATTAACAACACCAGAACTAAAAAGAATACAAGGTCTTCCAGATAATTTTAAACTGGAGGGTACATTTAATCAAAAGGCTGAACGAATTGGTCGTATGGTTGCACCAAAGTGTATTGCGGCTTTGGCAACATCAGTCTATGAAAAAATATTAAAGGAAGTATAGTTATGGCAGATTTTACATTTGCACATCGTGAAGAAGGTTTTGACGAGCACATTGAACATTCAATTAGAGGATACTCAAATTTAATGTCAGACATTGTTGGATTCTCTCGTTACTTTATAGAAGGAGAAACTAACGTTGTAGACATTGGATGCTCTACTGGCAAAATTACTCAAGCAATGTTACAAGAGAATCAAGATCATTGTAAGGATGCAAATTATGTTGGTATTGAAGTTGCAGAAGGATTCTTTGATGATATGGATCAAAGAAAAAAACTTATTGCGGAAAATTATCCTTGGGCTAATGTAGACTTTATAAAGGATGATGTTCGTAATTACAAATTTGAAAATTGTTCTTTGGTAACTTCAATCTTTACATTGCAGTTTATGCCACCTAGACATAGACGTTCTGTTTTAGAGCAAGTCTATCGTGGACTAAATCATGGTGGTGCATTTATTTTTGCAGAAAAAACTGTTTGTGAAGATCCAAGGATGCAAGATATGTTGACTTTTAATTACTATGACTATAAAAGAAAACATTTTACCACAGAAGATATTATGGACAAAGAGAGAACCTTACGTCATATGATGAAACCAAATACATGGAAAGAACTAGTCAGTACAATTTCTGTTGCAGGATTTAGTATAGATAAGATTCAACCATTTTGGAGAAACCATACGTTTGTGGGTGCAATTGTAATTAAGTGACATGGCAATCTATCTAAATAAAGAAAGCGAAAAAGTTTTATCATTAAGTGATGAAGATTTTTATGAAATGGAATTAAATGAAAATATGTTATTAGAACTAGAGCATGATGGTGTTGGTTGGACAATTAAAAAAAGTAAAGCCAATATCGTAAAGGTAAACATTTATGAAAGTTAGACAAATAACTTATGCAGATCCGTGGCCAGAAATTCTGACATGGGAAAAGGATCCTGTTCGTCCAGAATTGAATAGAGAGTTTCGTCATATGCATGGCCGTGAAGTATACACTAATGAAGGTGCTATTATATGTGTGGCCTACTGCAATGATGTTCCTAAGACAGTAGACGATTTAACTACAATGGTTGGACTAGATCATGCAGTATTTTATACTGTTTGGAGTAAAGTTGGTGGTGCTGGTCGTCTATTAGTAACCGATCTTTGGAAACATATGCTATTGACAAAACCACATATCAAACGTTATGTTACACTATCTCCTAAAACAGAAATGGCTTGGAATTTTCACATTAAGAATGGAGCAATTCTCTTAAATGAAAATGAAGAAAGTGATAATTATGAATACAGCGAACAAGAGCTTATCCGAGAAGATCCATCTTGGCATAAAGAGAAAATAAAAAGAACTGATTATGGACCAGAATACTAACGGTTGGAAGTCTAGAGATTCTTATGTTCCCGAAATTACTGTAGTTACCGTTTTATTTGACGGAAGAAATACAGGCATTCCTCATAGTGTTGGAATTTATAACGAGGAATGGGTGAATCGTCTTTATAGGGGTATAGAAAGAAATTATAACGGCACCTTTGAATTTATTTGTTTGACGGATAAAAATTATAAATTTATTCCTGGTGTAAAAGGAGTTCGTTTTGAAAGATCCGTAGATCAGTATGGTTGGATGAGTTTGATGGAGATGTATCGTCCAAATCTATGTAAAGGTAAAAGAGTTACATTTGGTTTAGATACCATTATCACAGGTCCACTGGACGATATTTTTTCAGCCGAAGGTAAGATTGCAGTCTGCACCGACCCTCTTGTACCGAGCACAATATGCAATGCAGTTACGTTATGTAATGATGAATTTTGTGAGGAGTTTTGGAATCTTTGGAAAAACAACGAATACACTATTTTAAAAGATAATGTTTTAGAACTAGCTGGTGGATCAGCTCCATCAGAAATGATTTTATTAAGAAATCATTATGGTAATAGTCCTAGATTGGATAAATATTTTCCTGGTCGTATTTTGAGTTATAAAGCTCATATTCGTGATGATCTGGGACATGAAAGAATAGACAGAATAAAAAATGCAAGTGTTGTTTACTTTCATGGACATCCAAAACCACATCAAATATCAAATAGAAAATGGGTAAAGAAACATTGGGCATGAGTAATTATATACATCCAACATCCACAGTAGACTATGATGTAAAGCTAGGAGATAATAATTATATTGGACCATATTGTTATCTTACTGGTAATTTGACTATAGGAGACAATAACAGATTTGAAGGATATTGTTCAGTTGGTACTCGTCCAGAACATAAAGATTATTGGAAAGAAAATGGTTCTACACAAATTGGAAGTAATAATGTTTTTCGTGAATTTGTTACCATCAATGCGGGTACTGAAAATGTAACCGAAGTTCACGACAATATTATTATGCTGAGAGGATCGCACGTTGCACACGATTGTATTATTGAGAATGGAGTAACCTTGAGTGTCAATGCAATTATGTTAGGCCATGTTCATGTAATGAAAGAAAGTAATTGTGGAACAGGATGTCTTGTTCATCAGTATCAAGTTATTGGTTCTTGGTCAATGATTGGTATGGGTTGTGTTATTCCTAAAAAGTCTGATATTAAACCTGGTGGAGTTTGGGTAGGTAATCCAGCAAAGTGGTTAAGAGAAAATACACATAAGACTAATAATATAACCAAAGGAGAATACAATCACGAAATAGTAAGGTGGCGTGATATTTTGGGTCATCATTTACCAACAAAGAAAGTATAATGTTCAATCCTTGTCTATTAGTCATGCAGCCTAGAAACATTAAGCCTGCACTAGAATCATATAAAAAAAGTTTTGATATACCTATTGTATTTTTCAGAGCGTTTACAGAACCTCAGGTAACGATACAGTTAAACAAGTATATAAAAGAACACGACTATACTCATTACGTTATTATTGGTGATGATGCAATTGTGACTAGACAGGCAGCCGATACTGTGTTAAAATATACAGAGAGTAGTGAGTGTGATGTTTTTACTGGTTGGATGAATATGCACATAAATCCCGATGGTGGTTTTAGTGATGAGTCAACCGTCAATCAAAATATAATTCGTTGTGACGATCCAAGTTGGGGACCTCAGAGAGAAGAATACGGCACTTGGATAACTATGGATCAGATGAGACAATTACCATTAGAGCTTGTAAGAACAAGTTATGCTAACTTTGCATTGACTGGTATGACAAAGGAGTTATGGGAGAAGTTCCCGATTTCGTGTTGGCCCAACGGAAATTCTTCCGATCATCATCTATCATTAAGATTACAAAATAAAGGTGTAAAAGTTTGGACACACCCTAAGGCGTTTATCAGACATTTAAGACGTGGTTGGTCTCCTTTACCTCACCATTGGTTAGTCGGCAATATGACACCTGAGATTGTAGAATATCAAAATGTATGAATTGAAAGATTATCTAAACGATATCAATTATAATAAAAAGAATCTTATGAATTCTGATGATATGTTCTGGGAAAGAAAGTACCCAGCATATATCATCAACAAGTGCTTGTCTGCTCATTCAGATAGCCTATTCTTTGTAAACGAGATGAATAGACTTCATCATTTAGACAGTCGTTTACAAAATGACTTTTTACTAAATAGTCTTAGAAAACGTAAAAGGTTTGCAAAATGGTTACGTTCTTCTAAAGTCAAAAATCTTGACTTGATTAAAGAATATTATGGCTACAGCAATGAGAAGGCCAAAC